AGTTAGCACCACTTGTTTTCACAGTTGGACTTGTAACTGCAGTTGCAGCATAAAGATTCGCACCAGACACTATAGTGTCACCAATAACATTGTCAGCTTGCACCGCAGTTTTCGCATACATATTTGTTCCTGAAAATGTTACTCCTGTAACTTCAGCAGTACTAAAAACTTTAGCCCCAGAAATGTGCGTATCACCTATAACTCTTTCACCTTGCATATTACCTGTAGCGTAAACATTAGCACCACTCACCATGGTATCACCTAACACATTATCTGATTGTAAAGTAGTTTTCGCATATACGTTTGCACCTGATATATCACTTTCTGTATATATTGAACCAGTCATAAACAAATTAGCAACCTGCGATCCAGGTTGATTAAGTTCTTCATATCCTAATCCATCAACTGTACTATTAGTCATTTTTTATTTACCTCCTATTTCGATAATAAAAAAATAAAATAAAATCAAGATTTAACTTGAAGTTATTCTAGCCACAGCGGAACTTCTAACCAATCTCACTCTAAGCCTTTGCGTTACAGTTGCACCACTCATATCGTACAATGGTAATTCAAAGTTTTCTAATGAAATTGCTCGTTTTTCAGCAATAGCATATGCATGTTCCCTATCAAGAACAAACGATGTTGTGGAAGTCCATCCAGCATTAGTTGATATTGTATACAACTTCATACCGTAAATCATTCCAACCATTCCTCGTTCTTGCATTTCTCTGTTTCCAAACTTGTCCCATTCAGCAAACGTATCAATGTTTGAGATGTCAGTTGTAGCTTCAACACCCGCAAGCATAGTAGTTGGGAAGTAGTCACTGTCTAACAAATACTGTCTTGCTCTGTTAATGTTTGTAATTGTAATTGCAGCACCACCAGCAACAGTATTCGCTGCACCAGTAAGAGCAGTAAAAATCAGTGAAGTTTCATTTTCAGCCAATCTTCGCCCTGCAATTCTTGCAGCATGTTCTAACAAGTTCCACTTTCCATCTTCAAGCATTTCACGTGTTATTCGAATCGCTGTACCGTATTTAATCGGTTTAAGATTTAAATTTGTATATGCAGTTGCATCATTCCAAATTTCTGCACCCTCAGCAATTTCTCTAACGTCTAAACTGTTTGGTGTTAACAAATCCAAATCAATACTAGACCCAGGAATGTCACTTTGACCAAAGAAGTACGCAGCTTCAGATCTAGGAACTAGATTTTTCTCTGCTTCATCTATAATAGTATCATAGATTTTTCTTGGTATAAGTAAACTCCCTTCAGTACCAATTGAAGTTTGTAACAACTCTTTAATATGTTTTAATGTCATTTTCTTTTCCTCCTTAAATGTTAAGCGATATCAACATATATCCGCCGGATCCACCTGCAGTAAGAGCTTTACCAATTTTACCGCCACCTTCTGCTAATGCACCTGGACCACACGCATCAGATCCTTCACAATCAACTGGTAAACCAGCTGCTGTATCTGTGTAACATCTTACTAAAAAGTTTCCTCTAGTTGCAACTGAAACTGAATTACCTGAAGTAACTGTTTGTGTCGCTATACCTACACAATTTATACCGGATCCACCCGTAACTAACCTAATATCATCATTTCCAAAACTACTAGCTCCAGAACCAACAACACCAGACGCACCTGAAATAGTTACAAACTGTCCACCAGAAATTGTTTCTCTCGCTTGACCTGTAAATGTTCTCGGCGTACCACCGTCCGCAAGAACAACATAACCTAATGTATTAACTGCCATTTTTCATTTTCCTCCGTATTACCTAGCATACCTACCTTTGTCCGGCTCTTTAGTCAACGAGAATTTGTTGCCCTTAACCCTTTCAAAAGTATATCCGCCTGTTTCCATTTCGTTGTATTCTTCATCTACTTTGGATAACTTAGATTTTGCTTTTTTAGTTTCTGTTTCTTTAACTTCAACTTTTTCTGCAGTTTCTGCCAACTTAGCATTTACCACTTTCAAGTTTTCACTTAGAACCATCAACATTTCTTTTGACAAATTATCAGTATTTTCTGCATTCACACCAACCTTTTCAGCAAGTGCAACATACTCATTTGCTAACTTATCAAATTCCGCCTTTTCAATTGCATCCAATTTAGCTTTCATTTCATTCAATTCAGCATCTTTTTCAGCAATCATTGTTTCTTTTTCTTTAAGTTGTTCATTCAACTTATTATCAACTTTAGTTTCTTCAACCATTTTAATTTCCTCCGTTTTAACATCAGTTTCTTCACCACTATTTTTTACATCCACATTTTCATCACTTTTAATACTTTCATCGTTATCACTGTTTGTGGTATGATCATTATTTTCTTCTGTTTCATTTTCAGATTCTACACTTTCCGTTTCCTGCTCTTCTTCCTTTTCTTCTTCTTCCATGTTAAGCATTCCCGGATGTATTGACGTGTAATCTCCAATTTCACGAGGTACAACTTCAAAGTTCACAATTTTATGATTGTGCGATGTAGATTCAGTTCCATCATCATTCGAGGTAAACCCCATTCCATTTTCAGCATCAAACGTAGCAACATGCACATGCCCATCACGAGGATCCGCACTTGTACGTTTATCCAATCTTTTTTCAGTTACATCATTATCAACTACGTTTTCATCCATTTTTTCATCCCCCGTAAATGTTTCATATATAGTATTATCAGATTCGTTTAAACTTTCAGTTAAACTTTCAGCAGACTGCGTTATTTGAGTTCCAATAACACCAGGAATTGGAACTACCGACAATTCAACTGCAGTCATATCTTCAGCAACCATAACAATTTCACCATCATCACCTTCCTCTTCAACAATTCTTCCACATAACGCACCAATTGACACTTCAGACACACGACCATCCTTAATTTTTTCAATCACGCCTTCATCCTTCACCCAGCCATCAAACATCACAGAATTATTAATGAACGTAGCATCTTGCACAATTCCAATTGTATTATCCGTTTTCGCTTCATGATCTTTCAGTATTGGACGTCCAGCAAGAGTAGGAGCAAATTTCATCAGTTCTTCAGCCGTATACTTAATTCCATTCCGTGACACACACGGTTTAATTGCAATTCCTTTCACACTTAGTTTTTCTACCATCTTAATTTCACATTTTAAATATTTCAGCACCAATTACAAGTTTAACATTTTCAGCTATAATTTTTCGTCCTTTACTATCACGTTTAGTTTCAGTTTTCAACTTTTCATTCACATCATTAAAATCAACCGATTCACTTGACGGAGCTTCACCATCATGATTTCTTTTCCACTGATCAACCGCAACGGCATGTATTTCAGAATCAGTATACTTCTTTTTAGTTCTAGGATTAGTTTTTCCACTTAACGTTTTTTTAATTGCGTCTAAGAGACGATCAAATTCTTTTGGCATTTTATAGATTCACCCACAATTTACTTTATTTTAATAGAATTTTCTTTTGATTATTTATAAACCTAATTAAAATATATATATGTTTTACGACGTATTAAGAATATATTTAAAATATATTAAGGTTTTATAGATTTAAGATAAGTCAATGTACTCTTCGTGATCACGTTGCCGATACACAGTTTTTATTTTTCCACGTTCAGACAGATCATGCGTTTTTGCACCTTCGAGTGCAGCACGAGTTCCCCACAATTTATTTTCAGCACCTGCAGTTTGCAGTTGCGACGGAGGAGCAGTTCCAGACCCAGTATAATCTTGCCAGTTACCAATAACTTTAACATCTTCTTGTCTAAGTGCTAAACTAGCTTCGGTATTATTACCACAATCATGCACATAATCCGTGTTATGTTCATCACACGTATAATTTTGTTGACACCGTGGACACACTTTCACTACCATGTTATTTAAAAACCTCGGTTTTAACTTGTTCCATTATCATCATATTATGTTGTTTTATTTTTTCTTGATACTTTGTAAAACATTCGCCACATATTAATCCAACACCAGTAATATCTATAAATCCAGGATGTATATTACACACTGTACAATTTTTCATCATCATTTTTCTTCTAACTCATTTAACGGTTCTTTAAACGTCACACGTTCTTTAAACTCTTGACGTTTACCAATGTTCCAACTGTCAACCGGACGCAAGTATCCAGTGACACGACTGTACACTTCACACTTTTTATTACATTTCATTTTCAGCTCAACCCCTCAATTATTGCAACGTATGTACACCTACAATTAGTATGAGTTGGAATTATGTTACGTGCTTCTTGTAAGTTGAATACTTTTCCATGAAGTGCAGAACATATTGGACATGTACGTTGCGACATTGGAGCAACATACCGCACTTTTTCAACATCATCATTTTGATACTGTGACAGTGCACCTTCAGCGGACAACCTCGCAGTTTCAGTTCGTGCTATCATGTTCGACCTTTTACCGCCATTCACTTGCACAATGTAATCACCATTTTCATCTTTCATCAACTTTCCAGACTTGTCAAGTTTCAAAAGATTTTTTGGTTTAACATTTTTAGTAATATCTTCTGTTATCTGCCGTATTGTTAAGTTACGCAAGAATCCACGTTTAAGTGATTGTCTAAGTTCCGATACCTGTTCACGTGTAAACTTTCCACGCAAAAAGTCATCTTTAGTTTCACCAACCAGATCAGCAAAATCGTACTTGTAAACTTCTTCAACTATAAAATCCGTATAATCAAGATAATTAAACTGTTCGTTGCTCAGCCACTGTTCCATTGTATAATCTTCAGTCACTTCTTCAAATGTTTTTCCGGTTTGATCCATTTCATCCTTCACGGATTCACATACATCACAGTTACAATCACCGTGATCATGCTGTAGCAACTTTACACTTTCGTTAGGATTCAGTACACCAGGAACAAACGGTTGCTTAATTTTTTCTTCTTCTCGTGTTCGTTCTTCCGATTCGGATTCCATTGGAAGATCTTCAAAGCCAAACAACGTCGCTGCACGTTTTTGAAGTGCATCGTTGAACTGTATATTCAGCATCGGCAATTTCAGATACTCGTTAATAAGTTTCAGTTCATCATTTTCTTCTTGTTTTGACGGAGCACCCCACTGAAACTCAACATGTACACCTTCAAACCCATTAGCATCCAGTATCCGCCTAAATACTTTATTTTCAACTACAGTTTCTATATCTTCCTGTTTAGATTTAACATTACGATCAAATGCTTCAAGTTGCACTTTAGCAATACCTTCAGGGATGTTACCTACACCCATCAGCACTTCAGGAACTTGCATTCCACCGTACAACGTTTGCAGATCATCCTGTATTATGTTAATGAACTTATCTCCAATATTTCCAAAGTCAAGAACTTTAGATTCAACTGATGCGTCAGTCACCCATTCAGTTTTTTCATTCATGTATTCTAACTTTTTTCCAAGTGCAACTACATCTGATTCTTTCGGCATTTTTCCCGACGCCTTATCACCGACCATGAAATGCACCTGTTGGTTCGCTTTCCGTGATAAGATTTTATGCATATCTAATCGTGCTTTAATAATTTGATCAATGGTAACAAACGCCGAACTTACCGCACCCAATCCGTACACCGAATCCGACAACCTGTTAAATGTTAAGTGTGCAATTTCAAACGGATCAAACGGTTCACCATCACCAATTTTTCCAGTTTTTTGCATGTAGCCAGTAACAACACCAGTACCTTCATCATCAACTTTAACAAACATGGTATCCGGATTAATTATTTTCAGTTCAGTTGGAGATTCAGTTATTTTCCCTGCAAGTTCCATGAATCCATTACCAGTAAGAATACCATCACGTATCCACAATCTTAACAGAGTTTGAAAGTTATGCTGTTTCATAAAATCTTCAATCATTTGTTGTGCATTTGCATCTTCAGAGGTAACATAGAACCCATTCGACATGATAAAATCAACAAACTTATCAACCGCACCAGTAACAAACGGAAACGACTTATAGAGACCCATCGCCATCGCAAAATTGAATGGATGTTCAATTATATCCTTATTTTGAAATGATCGTTTTCCACTCACCGATTTCGATTTAAACTGTTCACTCAACACATCATTAACATCATTTGACTTATACATTGCACCCATTGGCGTATACGTATCAACCGGCACACCAACAATTCCAGGAATCATAATTTTATCAGAATTAGAATTATTACTTTCATCCGAAGATGTATCATTAACTATGTTATAGCTTACCATACTACCAAATATACTTTTGTTATCCATCTTTTTACATTACACGTTTTAACTATGATTGGTTTTTTTGTAGTATGGTAACCACAACATCACATTTTTTTTAAATGGGACTTAGGGGTATCCCACAATTTTGAAAACCCAAGACGAGTTCCGAAGAACTCAAATCCCGGGAAAAAGAGGTGATATTATATATTTTCTTGTTTTGATTTATAAATCTATTTAAAATATATATATGTTTTCACTATGCAATTACTGGTTTATACTCCTGCACCTGTTTAAATGCCAAACATGCCAATGCTATACTATCACAATAATCGTCATGATATCCTGGACCAGATGGAGCTTCACACCGCCACATGTTGTTCCGTATTTCTTTTTGCAGATCAAGCATTTGTTTTACAAACTTTTCTTTACATGTTGAATGTTCAACCGGAAATTTGAATCGTGCATGTTCAATGATTTTTCCGTCCATAACTTTATCACACATCAACCTTTTAAGATTTTTATACATCATGTCCTTCGATTTACTGGTAAACACAATTGGAGTAACATAAGCTTTCATACGTTTTTTATCCATTTCGTGGTTCAGCATATCAACCGCCATGTCCTGATTACCAGTAGCATCACAGAACACTTCTTTCAACCCTCTAAATCTAGTTAGCATTTGTACAATGTCAAATATTTGCGACGAGTAATCATCACCTAAAAACTCAGCCCAAAACACAACTTCACAATTTTGATTGATCACAGTTAGAATAGTAGAATCATTTTTCTTTCCCCAGTCTATCCCTGCATAGGTATCCAGTTCAACACCTACACCGTGCTTCTGATAATGTTCATAATCATATTCAGATTCAAGTTTCATCAGTTCTTCGTACGTTATGAACTGTCCACGTTCAAGCATCCACTCTAAGCCGTATTGTGTTTTAAACTCATCCGAATCTTCACCAATTTCACGTTTCTGCTTTTTAATATGTTTACTATAATCCAGATAAAAATCATTCTTAGTAATGTTATACATTATTTGCCGTTCTTTAATTATTTCTTTATACGGCACATTCACTTTATCTTCATTTGGAAGTTTTTGTAT